TATAAAACCATTTGATATCACAGTTTTCAATTCTTTAAACGATAATATTGGAAATAGAGGTATTTTTCAATCTGGGCAATTTACACCTCAAGGAGGAACTCCTTCTGAAGACTTAGCTGTATATAAAATTTCTCCAGGAAAGGCATATGTAAAAGGATATGAAATTGAAACATTAAATCCAACATTTATCGATTGTCCTAAAACAAGAGATACAAAACTTATAGAAAATCAATCAATAATTTATAATACAGGACCAACTTACAAACTGAATAGTGTTTATAGAACTCCTACTGTGGGTATTGGTAGCACATATGTTTTAAGTTTAAGAAATGAAAGACAAGGATCTAATCAAGAAAATGCTGCAGGAAATGAGATTGGATTTGCTAGAGTTTATGATTTTAGGTTAGAATCCCAAAATTACAATTCAAATAATTCAAATCTAGATGAATGGGAACTTGCTTTATATGATGTACAAACATTTACCGAATTAAAATTAAATAATCCAATAACACAGACAGTTCCTGCTATTATTGAAGGAAAAAGAAGTGGTGCAAAAGCATTTTTACAAGGATCTGTTACTGCTGGATTAGGATTAACTGTATATGAAAAGACTGGTAATTTTATTAAGAATGAACAACTTATAATCAATGGTGTTAATAATGGAAGAGTTGCTGTAGGTATTACTCAGTATTCTGTGTCTGATGTAAAATCAGTATATGGAACTGATGATAATTTGGTTGGTATTAATACATTTAATGCTAATGTAATTCCTTCAGTGTTATTCTCTGTGGGAGTAGCAACAGTTGGTATGGTTACCCATTCAAATAACCAATCAATTATTAAGAGTGCTAATCCAAACTTCCCAGGAATTACAACTGTTGGTAATTTAATCCAATATACAGATTTGGATTTTTCAGAAGATCCAATTACGGCTAGAGTGGTAAGTGTGGGATCTTCTCATATTTACGTTACTGGAGTTACTACTGTTACTGGAGTAGTTGATGGTACACTTCCAAAAACATCTGTTAAGAGTACAAGTGATTTAAAAGTATTAACAAGTTTATTGGATCAATCATCTGATAATACTTTATTTACTCCTCTTCCTAAGAAAAATATTTCAAATGTTGATTTAACTTCTGCTAGTATTGTTATAAGGAAAACATTTTCCGTATCTATTAGTAATGGTCAATTAAATACCCCATTACCAACTTTGAGTGCTAATGAAACTTTCCAACCATTTACTCCTAAAAGATACTCTTTAATTGGAGCTGATGGGACTACTTATGATTTGACTGCTGATCAGTTTGATTTTGGAACTGGTAATACATGCCAAATCCGTGGTTTAACAACTCCATCACAATCTAATAATGGTGCAACTCTCATTGCCACTGTTAAAAAGGCAAAACCATTAGCTAAACAGAAAATAAACAATAAAGTCAAATCTATTGTTATTAACTATTCAAAAGAGCAAGGATCTGGAATTGGAGCAACAACATTAAATGATGGATTACTCTATGGAAATTATCCATATGGAACAAGAGTTCAGGATGATGTTATATCAGTTAATGTTCCCGATCTTATCCAAATTCATGGTGTTTTTGAATCAGCAGATACAAGTGATCCGTCAGCACCAAAAGTAACTCTTTCCTCTATAGTTACACAATCTACTACCACCAATGAATTGATAATTGGTGAACATATAGTAGGACAAGATAGTGGAGCTGTAGCAATTGTAGCAGAAAAATTAACTAATAATCAAATTAGTTTTGTTTATAAAAATAATCTTGAATTTAAAGAAGGTGAAACTGTAACTTTCCAAGAGTCTTCAGCACAAGCAGTTGTTTCAACACTAGATGCTGTTAGTTTTGATATATCACCAAATTATAATTTCTCCGATGGTGGTGAAATAACTTTTTATGATTATGGAACAATTAAGAGAAAAGCAGATGCTGATGCTCCTAAGAGAAAAATAAAAATTTATTATCAAAGTGGATCTTTTGATGCTAATGATAATGGAGATATTATTACAGTTAATTCTTATGATCAATTTACATATGGATTTGATATTATAAGAGTTGGTAATAATAGTGCTACAGATGTTATTGATATTCGACCAAGAGTTGCATCAATTGCATCAGTTGCTGAAGGAGATAGATCTCCTTTAGAATTCCTTGGTAGAACATTTACTGGATCTGGGGATTCTGTTCCAAATATATTGGCATCAGACGAATCTATAATTATAGATTATTCATTCTTCCTTCCTCGAATTGATAGGATTTTCTTAAGTAAAACTGGAACTTTCCAAGTAAAATTTGGTACACCATCTGAAGATCCTAAGAAACCAGTTCCTGTTGACGATGCAATAGAAATAGCAAGTGTTGGTCTTCCTCCATATTTTTATAGTCCCAAAAATGTTTCGTTAAAATTCTTAGATCATCGTAGATATACGATGTCCGATATTAAGAAACTGGATACTAGAATTAAAAATCTTGAGTATTATACAACTCTTTCATTATTAGAAACTAATACTGCTAATTTATTTGTTCCAGATAATGATGGATTGAATAGATTTAAGTCTGGATTTTTTGTTGATAACTTTACAGCTTTCCAAACTCAAGAAGAGAATATTGTTATTAACAATTCAATAGATAGAAAAAGAAAAGAATTACGTCCAAGACATTATACTAATGCAGTTGATTGTATGCCTGGTCCTATTGTAGGTGTTGATGCTGCTGATGACCAGCAATTTGCTACACTTGAAGGTGTTAATGTAAGAAAATCATCTGATTGTATAACATTAGATTATGGTGAAGTTGAATGGCTTAAGCAAAACTTTGCTACTAGATCTGAAAGTGTTACTCCTTTCTTAATTAGTTTCTGGCAAGGAACTATGGAATTAACTCCTTCATCTGATACTTGGGTAGATACTGCAAGACTTGAAGCTAAGATTATTCAAACTGAAGGTAATTATGCTGCCACGATGGATAATTTGGTAAGAAATGAAGGTATAGATCCTCAAACTGGTTTAGGCCCTGTTCTTTGGAATTCATGGGAAACTACTTGGACAGGAACTGAAACTCGTGATTTTGAAAGTGGAACTAGAACAGAAACTAATGATATTGGTAGTGCTTTTGGTAGAGGTGGTTGGATTAATGGATCTGATGGTAGTGATAACCCTGCTGCATGGGTTCAGCAAACAGAAACTGTAACTATAAGAGAATGGAGTAGAGAAACTACTAGAACTGGAACTGAGTCAAGAACTGGAAGTCAAACTATTGTTACTGAAACATTTGATGAACAATCTGTAGGAGATAGAGTTGTTAGTAGAGATCTTGTTCCATTTATGAGATCTAGAAATGTTGAATTTGTTGCTAAGAAAGTTAAACCATTAACACAGTTATTTGCTTTCTTTGATGGTCAAAATGTAACTAAGTATTGTGTTCCCAAATTAATTGAGATATCAATGACTTCTGGAACATTCCAAGTAGGAGAGCAATGTCATGGAACAGTTTCTACTACTGGATTGGGTGGCAGGAGCAGAGATAATGTTCCTCAAATTAGATTTAGGGTTGCTCAATCAAATCATAAAGAAGGTCCATATAATGTTCCTACAAAAACTTTCCGTGAGAATCCATACACCAATCAATCTCTATCATCATCTTATTCTAGCACCTCTGATTTGTTAAATGTAGATACTTTCTCATTATCTAATGAAGTGCAGGGTAGTTATCATGGTTATATTGAGCAAGGAATGGTTATTCATGGAAATACTAGTGGAGCAAGAGCCACTGTTACTAGTGTAAAATTAATTTCTGATGTTGCTGCATTCTGTGCTGGATCATTCTTTATTCCAAATCCCAATAATATTAATTTTCCAAGATTTGAAACTGGAACAAAGGTATTTACTTTAACAAATGATGCAGAAAATGATGCAGATAAAGCATCTACACTTACTGATGAAACCTTTACTGCTGCTGGAACCTTAGAAACTGTTCAGGAAAATATTCTTTCTATTAGAAATGCAAGAGTTGAGCAAAGACAAGAATTCCAAGAAAGAAATGTGGAAGAAAGTCTTGGAACAACTCTTGTGGGGGAAGATGTTCTTAATAGCACAGTGGGAGAAAGAATTACTGGATGGTATGACCCTCTAGCACAATCATTCTTAGTCGAAGATGATGGTGGAATCTTTATAACAAAATGTGATATTTTCTTTAGGACAAAGGATGATGCTGATGTGCCTTGTGTATTCCAAATAAGATCCATGAAGAATGGATTCCCAACACAACATATCCTTCCATTCTCAGAGATTATATTGCAACCAGAAGATGTTACTACTTCTGCAGATGGATCTATAGCAACTACTGTTACCTTTAAAGCTCCAATTTATTTGGAAGGTGGTAATACTGAATATGCTATAGCATTAGCATCAAACTCAACAAAATATAGTGTTTATATTTCTAGAATTGGTGAGACTGATCTCTTAACTGATACTTATATTTCCAACCAACCTTATTTGGGATCTCTATTTAAGTCACAAAATGCTTCTACATGGGAACCAAGTCAATGGGAAGATCTTAAATTTACTTTGTATAGAGCAGAGTTTGAAACTGCAGGAAGCGTAGAATTCTATAGTCCAGAATTGGGTGAAGGTAATGGTCAGATGCCAACACTTCAATCCAATTCAATTATCCTTGGTTCTAGAAAAATAAGGGTTGGATTGGGAACTACAGTTGGTGATAGTTATGTTGATGGAAATACCTTCTCACAAGATGGAACAAATGCAACAGGTAATTTAGTAGGTGCTGGTGGTTCTGCTACAGGAACACTTAGTATTGCCAATGTTGGTATTGGATATACACCTTTAGATGGTAATTCAACATTTAGTAATGTTAATTTAGTAACCGTTACTGGTCAAGGAAAAGGTGCTGTTGGTAATGTTTATATTGAGAATGGAGTTGTTGGTGCTTGCACTATTACTTCTGGTGGAAGTGGATATCAGGTAGGAGATGTTGTTGGTATTACAACCATTGGTCTTTCTACTGGTGGTAGTGGAACTGTTGGTAGAGATGGTAGATTTAGTATTACTGGTATTGGAATGACAAATGAACTTATTTTGGATAATGTCCAAGGTAACTTTGCTACTGGTGCTGGTAAAACAATGAGATATACTAATAGTGCTGGTGTTACGACAGAGTTAAACTTCAGTCATGGTGGTAATGTTACAATAAGTTCAATTGATGCAGAATCTGATGGATTACACTTTAAAGTTAATCATAAAAATCATGGAATGTATTCCACTGAAAATTTGGTAGTAATAAAAGATGTTCAGTCTGATATTAAACCAACTAAATTAAGTCTTGCATTAGATGTTGGTAATGAAGCTACCATTAGTGTTGATGATGCGAGTGCATTTACCACTTTTGAAAACGTTGGAGTTGGAACAACTAATACTGGAGTAGTTAAAATTGGAAATGAACTTATTAAATACACTGCTGTTACTGGTAATGTATTGACAATAGCTTTACGAGGAGATGATCAGATTGATTATGCAGTTGGAACACCTGTTTATAAATATGAACTTGGTGGAGTTTCTCTTGCAAGAATTAATAAAACGCATGGATTATCCACTTCAACATCTACAGCATCCTCTGGATCAATTGGATTTGATTTTTACAATGCTGAAATTGATTTAATAGGTGAAGATAATATTGATAGTATAAAAAATAGTTCTACTACGGATAGAAGAACTGATGTTGGATTCCCCAAACTTCACTTTAATCAAACCAAATCTTGTGGTGGTTATGATATCAAAGCTACACAAAATATGTCCTTTGAAGGTATTAACCCAATCATTCACAATATGACTGTTACTGGAACCACAATTGGTGCTGAAGTAAGAACTGTTTCGGCATCTGGTATAAGTAATAGTGAAATTCCTTATATTGATCAGGGATTTGAATCTATTACCATTGGTGAAACGAATTACCTTACTAGCTCTAGAGCAATTTACTCTAAAGTTAATGAGGATGAAAGATTAGATAATATTGAAGGAAATAAATCCTTACAAATAAGAGTAAGTTTAAACACTACTAATACTAAGTTAACTCCTGTATTAGATTCTCAAAGAGTTAGCACAATTCTTATATCTAATAGAGTTAATAATGTTATTGATAACTATGCAACAGATAGAAGAGTAAAAACTCTTCTTGAAGATCCTAGTGCTTGTCAGTATATAAGTAAGGAAATTAGATTAGAAAATCCAGCTACATCTATTAAGATTGTATTAGCAGCACATATTCATACTGATGCAAACGTCAGAGCATTCTATGCTATTGGTGATAAGCAATCATTTGAACCAATTTTCACACCTTTCCCTGGATTTAATAATTTGAATAATAGAGGTGAAGTGATTAATGCTCAAGATAGTGATGGATTACCTGATAAATTTGTTCCTAAAATTAATCAGTATAGTTTTATAGAAACAGCAAACTTTAGTGATTATAATTTTACTGCTGATAATTTACCTGCATTTAGATACTATAGAATTAAACTTCTATTAACAGGAACTAGTCAGGTATATGTTCCTAGAGTTAAAGATCTAAGAGTTATGGCATTAGCATAGTATGGAACATTATGATATTGAAGGACATGCGGATCTTGCAAGAGATCCTGCTACAAATACAATAGTTAATGTAAATTCTCTAGATTATACTCATTATACTTCTGCTAGAAAAGCAAAATTATCACGAAATGAAAGAGTCGAATCTATGGAAAACGATCTCTCAGATTTAAAAGGTGAAATTGGTGAAATCAAATCTCTACTCAAGGAATTAGTCAATGGCAAGTAAAAATCTGACATTTGATCCAAATGCAGGAGTTCCCTATGCTGCTAATTTAGCACTTTATACTGGTGCAGATTTTAAGACTACTTTTAATGTAGTTGATACTTCTGATGTTGCTTATGATTTTCAAGGATTGACTACAACTTCAGTTTGGACAGGATCCTCCCAGATGCAAAAAAGTGCAGGTATTGGTGCAACCGATACACCTGCAGGAACCTTCACAGTAGGGTTTAGTAGTGCTGGTGGTGGAATATTTGATATATCAATGGGATCCACTGCTACAAGAAATTTATCCGAAGGGAGATATGAATACAACGTATTAGTAAGTTCGGGTTCAACAATTTATAATATAGTAAACGGTAATATTTTAGTTTATACTGGTATTGCCTCCGCACCTTCCTAAATATTGTAGAGGTATTGTATAAATGGCACAACCAGGTAGTAGATCTGAATTTAAGGCATATTGTTTAAGGCAGTTGGGTGCTCCAGTATTGGAGATTAATATTGCTGATGAACAGTGTGAAGATAGAATTGATGATGCTATTCAGTATTTTCATGAAAGACATTTTGATGGTGTAGTTAGAACCTATTTAAAATATCAAATAACACAAGCTGATATTGATAGGGGAAGAGCATCTGTATTAACAGGAAAAGATAAAACAGGTATAACAACAGAGACTGCAACGGCAAATATTGCAGGAACAGATCAAGAGTTTCCTTGGTATGAAAATAGTAATTATATACAAGTTCCACCATCAGTAATAGGAGTAGAAAAAATATTCCGTTTTGGTGGAAGTAATTCTATATCCAATAATATGTTTAGTATTAAATATCAATTATTTTTAAATGATATTGCTTTTAATATGGGATATAATGGACTTTTGAGTTATGCAATGACCCAAACATATTTGTCTGATATTGATTTCCTATTAACTACAACAAAACAAATTAGATTTAATCAAAGACAAGATAGATTGTATTTGGATATTGATTGGGCAGCATGTGAAGTTGATGAATTTATAGTTCTTGAATGTTTTAGACTTGTTAATCCTAATGACTTTAGCAGGGTATGGAACGATTCGTTCTTAAAGAGATATGCTACTGCATTACTTAAAAGACAATGGGGTCAAAATTTACTTAAGTTCCAAGGTGTTAAATTACCTGGTGGAATAGAAATGAATGGAAGGCAAATATATGATGATGCAGAAAAAGACCTAGAAATTATCAGAGAACAGATGTCTAATACATACGAACTTCCACCTCTGGATATGATAGGATAATATAGTGCTGAATCCATTTTTCCAACAAGGATCCAAATCTGAACAGAATCTTGTACAAGATTTAATCAACGAACAGTTGAGGATGTATGGTGTTGAGGTGCATTATCTTCCTCGCAAATATATGAATGAAAAAACTATAATACGTGAGGTTGTGCAATCTACATTTAATGATTCATATCCACTAGAAGCTTATGTAGATAATTTTGATGGATATGCAGAAAATCCTACTCTACTTTCAAAGTTTGGTATTGAACAAACTAATGAAGTAACTCTTGTTATTTCTAGAGAAAGATGGGAAACATATATTCAACCATTACTTAAAAACGAATCTAATGTAAAGTTAACTACCAGACCTAAAGAGGGTGATTTAGTTTATTTTCCACTAGGTGATCGTTTATTTGAAATCAAATATGTTGAGCACGAAAAACCATTCTATCAGTTAAAAAAGAATTACGTTTATACTCTTAAATGTGAGCTCTTCCGTTACGAGGATGAGGTTATTGATACTGGAGTAGCTGAAATTGATGATACTCTAACTGGTGATAATGCAGATGGAACATCTGAAGATGGTCTATCTACACTACTTGGATCTTCTCAAACTCTTACATTAGTAGGTAGTGGTGCAACTGCAGCTGCGGTGATTGGATTTAATACTGAAGGATCTATTAGATTAATTACTTTAAGTAATAGAGGTGGTGGATATAGTGCTATTCCAACCATAGGAGTTAGTTCTGCTCCTGCAGGTGGAGTAACTGGTATTTTAACTGCTACAATGATTAGTGGTATTAATGTATGTAACTTAAATATAAGTGATAATCTCAAATCAGTTCAACAGGTTGTTATTACAAATCCAGGTGCTGGTTATACTATTGCACCTACACTTCAAGTCACTGGTGGAGGGGGTTCAGGTGCTGCTGGAACGGTCTTTATAGGTGATGGGGCTGTTGGTATCGTTACACTCTCTGATGCTGGTTCTGGGTACACTACAGCACCTACTGTAACTATTACTGCACCTGTTGGTGTTGGTACACAGGCAACTGCTGAGGCTGTTGTGAGTTCTGCTGGAACGATCACTTCTATTAACATTGTTAATGCTGGTGCTGGATATACTTCTAGTCCTACAATTACAATTGGTGATCCTTCTCTTGACAATAGTGGTAACTTCAAGTTTAATGAAATCGTTACAGGATCTATTACTGGTGTGAAGGGTAGAGTAAGAACTTGGAGTGCTACTACAAACGTTCTAGAGGTAGCAAATGTATCTGGAATGTTTAGTATTGGTGAGGATATAACTGGTAATAGCTCTGGTGCAGTTCATGCATTACGTGTTGTGAGTGAAGATCCTCCAGAGGATGGATTTGCTGATAATGTTAATATAGAATCTGCTGCAGATGATATTTTAGACTTTAGTGAGCAGAACCCATTTGGTATTCCCTAAATATAAGATACAAGGACTATAACAATGTTTGAATATTTTTATAACGAAATTTTGAGGAGAACCATTATTAGTTTTGGTACTCTGTTTAATAGCATTTCCATCAAGCAAAGTGGTGGAGATACAGATGCTAGTGTAATTAGAGTTCCACTTGCATATGGACCTACTCAAAAGTTTTTGGCAAGATTAACACAATCTCCAGATCTCAATAAAGCAACATCTCTATCTTTACCAAGGATGTCTTTTGAGTTTACTGGTTTGACTTATGATCCTTCTAGAAAAGTTACTTCTACTCAAAAGATAGTAGTTCAAAATCCTAATTCATCAACTCCTGATGAAAAGAAAGTTTATATGCCTGTTCCATATAATATGCAATTTGAACTTGCTGTTATGTGTAAATTAAATGATGATGCATTACAAATCGTAGAACAGATATTACCATATTTCCAACCATCTTATAATTTATCAGTTAATTTGGTGGGATCTATAAAAGAGAAGAGAGATATTCCTATAGTTCTTGAAAATATTACTATGCAGGATGATTATGAGGGAGACTTTGAATCAAGAAGAGTTCTTATGTATACTCTAAGATTTACTGCAAAGACATATCTCTTTGGTCCTGTTACAGATGCTTCCAAGGATATTATTACCAAGTCTACAGTCAACTATCTTACTGGTACAGATACATCCAACGCACAACGCAATCTTACATACTCTGTTGTTCCTAGAGCAATTCAGAACTATGATGGAACTGTCCTTACTAACTTAGCAGCAGATATTACTAAGACTCAAACTGTTATTGAACTTAATGATGTAACTAATATAACAGCATCTTCTGGATCTACTAGTGTCTACCTAGATATTGGTGGAGAGGAAGTTTATGTTAAATCCAAGGACTCTGATACTAATAAGATTACTGTTAAGAGAGGTCAGGATGGTACAACTAAACTTGCTCACATAGGTGGCACAGAAGTCAAGTCTATCACTTCTGCTGATAATGTATTAGTTGAGGAAGGTGATGACTTTGGATTTAGTGGCACTATAACTGGAGATTAACCGTGAAAAACAATTTAGATGATGCCTTTAATATAACACCAACTGAAGTTGAGGTAGATCAAACTGAAGTCAAGGAACCTGTTGGAATACAAAAACCAGACAGATTTACTAAAAATGATATTGAAAAAG